TCCAGTTTGACGATAAGGTGACTAACTGGTCACCACTGGCTGGTTACTTCAGCCGTGATCAACAGCAACATGTCGAGGGGGATATCTATGGTGTTCCCCTTAACAAACTCGCAATGCTGGATCAACGTGAGGGTAATACCAATGGTGTTACTCGTGTCAAGAGGCACATCACAATGATGGCACCCATTCAGGGACAGCAGGTTATTAGGGCATTCATGTATACAGTGGACATAGACTTCTTCCTAGATTGCTTCGGCTCTACTGGTGACATGAAGCTATGCCCGACAGTCGTATACAAACATGGTCATGACAGAGAACGAAGCTTGGAGGCTTATCGGGTATGAATAAAGCCGCGCGTGAATACAAAGTAGGTGATAGGGTTGTCTATCACGAATTTAACCATGTAAGTGGTATCCCCTATGGGAATAAGAAAGAGGGTACGGTAGTCTGTAAGTATACTGAGTCAGGTCTGTACAAGGGTCATGCAGCGTGGACCGTACTCTTCACTACTGGTGGTTGGATAGGACAAGAGGTTCCTGTATGGGGTTTGTACCTCGACCCACTCTACCAGATACTTGAATATGATCCGGCACAACAAGCCGATACTGATGAGGATATTTGAATGAAGAAACTTGGTTCCGTAATTTCTTACCGTAATAAGAATACTAAGCTTAATGTTTTTGGTACTATTATTGGACAAGACTTTAACTATTTCCTAGTGGCAGCAACTAGTGGTACCCTAGATCACCCAGAATTAGGGGGTGTTGTTGTCAATGGTTGGGTTACCAAACATAACCTTGGTGCCAACTATGATGTAGACCCCCGGTTACGTAATACGTACCACACAAAGAACAACAGGTGCTTCTGGGTTTCACGACGTAGTAAGTGTATCGGACCGGGCTTTGTAGCCTATGACCCTAAGCAGCAGGGAGATACGGATGACGACATTTAAATTCAATAAGGGTGAAGAGGTCAAACTCAGGGGAGCTTTTAGTGGTGATCCTATTGCTGGTATCATTGTCTTTAGGGACTGGTTTGATGGTTTGTCCAGCAGTTATAGTGAGGAGGATGAGGATGAAGAGCGGGGGACCATTAAAGAGTATCTCATCCGTGTGACAGAACCACCAGACTTCGAAGGGCATGGTAATGATGGTAAAGGTTGGTATGTCGAAGAACAATACCTAGAGAAGTACTACAAGACTCTACAATATGATCCCACTCAGCAAGTAGATCTTGACGACGATATTTAAAAATGTTATAATTAACTCTTATTTAAAGAAACAATCATGTCAAAACTAGAGAAATTGCAAGAGCTACAGCAGTACAGGTTGGTAGGTGGACACCTTCGTTGCTCCATCTGTAACTGTGTATCCGATGAAAGTATTGAGACAGAGTTGGGTGACTACAAATCAAGGATGTCATTCACTGCTGATCCAAAGGATAATAGGCACTTCATCTGCATCTCTTGTTCAGAGACTATTGAAGAGCAGCGACGTGAGTTCCGTGAACGAGACGAATGGGACGATTTGTTTATTGATTTTGATAACTAATTAATTAAGGATTGTATGGACTACAGATATCGTGACTACGTATACAACTCAGAGACCGGATCAATCCGATGGGCTGAGACTTTTGTAAAAAATCATAAGTCTAAAAGACCCGGAGAACCAGCGGGTTTTAAAGACCAGAAGGGTTACTTGAAAGTTTCTGGTGAGAATAGGAAGCAGATATTTGTACATCGACTCGCTTGGTTTCTTGTATACGGTGAATGGCCGATTGGTGTTATCGATCACATAAACCGAGATCCACTAGACAATCGTATTGAGAATTTACGAGACGTGGACAGCAGGGCCAATAGTCACAACAGGTATGATAACTTTGATAAGCCACCCTCCATTAGGAAGAGGTGGAAAGGTTTTGAAGTTCGTGTAGTATTTGAAAAGAAGAAATTTTATAAAACTCTTCCCACTGAAGAGGAGGCAATAGATTTTTATTGGAATAAATTAAAGGAATTAAGAAGTGTCAAAATGGGCTAAGACAGGACAACCATGCCCTTGTGGTTCATCATCTGATGCATACTCTGTAGATGTAGATGGTAAGGGGTTTTGCTTCGGTGGTAGCTGTGGTGGGAAGTTCTTCAGGAATGAGAAAGAAGAAGATTTCGATACGAGTAAATACACGTTCGCACCATTTGAACACAGAGGTATTTACGCAAAGACTTTTGAGAAATTCGGGGCACAGACTAAGTTCTATGAAGGCACCCCGATTGAAACTGCCTTCTACTATCCCAATGGTGCTATTAAAATCAGGAACCTCGTAGAGAAGAAGTTCAGGGCTGTGGGTGAGATGTCAAAGGCTCATCTCTACGGTAAGAATGTATTCGACAGAGGTTCAAAGAAGGTCATCACTATCACAGAGGGTGAGTACGATGCCATCTCTGTGAGTCAGATGGTTGGTGATCAGACTGCTGCCGTATCTATCAGAAGTGCAGTGACTGCAAAGAGTGACTGTGCTGCTGAACATGACTACATCAACTCGTTCGAGAAAATCATTATCAACTTCGACAATGATGAGCCCGGACAGGTAGCGGCAAAGAAGGTTGCAGCACTCTTCGACTTCAAGAAGGTCTACAATCTTTGTCTGGACAAACACAAGGATGCCAATTCATATCTCCAAGAGGATGCCGGTAAGGCTTACTGGGAGGCATGGAACGGTTGCCGTAGGTATACACCAGACAACATCCTATCGACGATGAGCGAGTTCAAGGAGGCTCTTAAGACACGTCGTGAGGAGAAGCTGGCAGACTATCCATTCGAACAGCTCCAGCAAATGCTCTTTGGTATGCACAGGTCGGAAGTCGTTGTCGTCAAGGCACCTGAAGGTGTTGGCAAGACCGAATTCTTCAGAGCAGTAGAGAACCACGTACTAAAGACTACCAAGCATCCAATCGGATTGATCCACCTAGAAGAGGACAACGGCACCACATTGCGTGGCATGGCTGGTTACTTCTCTGAACAGAGGGTACTTGATCCAGAGAATCCAGTGGAGGATGATGAAGTCCTTAAGATCCTACAATCCATTGTGGGTGACGATGAGAATAGGTTCACCCTGCACTCATCATTCGACGTTGAGGACGAGGATGCTTTCCTAGATAACGTCAGGTTCATGGTAGCTGCCTGCGGTGCTCAGGTGGTGTTCTTTGACCACATCTCTTGGTTGGCCACTGGTGCCACAGACAAGGGTGACGATGAGCGTAAGAGACTTGACCGTATCTCTCAGAGGTTGAAACTCCTGGCAAAGGAACTAGGCTTCTGTTTGATCATGATCTCTCACGTCAATGACGATGGACTTACCAGAGGTTCACGTAACATCAGTAAGGTGGCAAACACAGTCATCTCATTGAAGCGTGACAAGATTAACCCTGACCAGAATGAGAGGCTCAAGACATACATGCTGGTCGAGAAGGCTCGGTTGATTGGATCAAAGGAAGGTCCAGCTGGCTTTGCCATATACAATGAAGAGAAGCTAATGCTTGTTGACCCGGTTGCGGGAGGAATAGGATTAGTGGAATGAGACTAGATAGTGAAGTCATTTTATTAGTTGGTGCTATCATTGTAATATTACTACTTCTAGGTGGTAACACCCCTTGACAGCTTTTCAACCCACTGTTATAATTAACCTATAGGAACAAAAAGAAACTCATGAATATCACTACAGATGAACTAGATCGTATGAAACAGAAGTTCCTCGAAAACAATAAAATTAAGGTATACGGTAAACAAAAGAAACCTAAGTTTATTACTTCTGATCTACTTACTATCTACTCTGGACATACTATTGAAAAGGTTCTTTAATGCTTTGGTATCTATTGATTGGTCTTTTGGTGTCATTTGTAAATTGGAGGTTCCGACTTAGGCAACATCCCATTTGGCGACCAAGTTTTCTTGACCTAGTATTGACTGTAATGATCTGGCCACTAGTACTCTTCTTCATCTTTGTCGATCTTGACAGATGATGGCATTTGGGTATTTGACGTTGAGGCTGATGGACTAAATCCTACTAAGATATATTGCCTTGCTGCTGGTTGCCCCTTACAGGGCAAGGTGTTTGTCACATCTGATTACGATAAGATGCGGAAGTTTTTATTGTCCGCCAAAGTCCTTATAGGACACAACATCAAAAGATGGGACATAGTACACTTAGAACGTATTTTAGAAATTAAGATTACTGCAAAGATTGTGGATACTCTTGGTGTCTCTTGGTACCTCTACCCTGACCCTTCCGTAAGACACGGACTGGACCCTTGGGGTGAGGTACTAGGAATACATAAACCCAAGATTGACGACTGGTTCAACCTCAGTCAAGAAGAGTATGAGCATAGGTGCCAAGAAGACGTGCGTATCAACATCGCGTTGTGGAACAAGATGTATGCATACTTGGTTGCTCTGTATACCTTCGACAAGGATATCTGGAGACTACTCGATTACCTGTCATTCAAACTTCATTGTGCGATGCTACAGGAGAAGTCCAGATGGAAACTCGACATAGAGTTCACAAAGAAGTCCTTGGAAGAGCTTGAAGGAATTCAGGCTGAGAAGGTAGAGGCACTGACGGCAGCGATGCCTACGGTCCCTACGATTGCCATTAAGACGAAGCCTAAGGTATTCGTTACCAAGAGTGGAGATTATTCCAAACATGGTATGGCATGGATTGCTCTTCTGTCTGAACATGGTCTCCCCATCAATTACGAAGGTGAGATCTCTATCACTACCGGGTATGAACCGGGAAATCCAAACTCTCCTCAACAAGTCAAAGATTGGCTCGACACCTTAGGGTGGGAACCAACAACCTTTAAGACAACAAAAAATAAAAAGACAGGAGAAGAGAAGACTACTGCTCAGATCAACCTCGAGCAAGGTAAGGGTATCTGTCCATCGATCAAACGATTGTATGAGAAAGAACCCAACCTTGAACTACTCGATGGGTTGTCCAAACTCCAGCATCGAATAGGTATCCTTAAGGGGTTCCTTAGAGACCACGAGGATGGCTACCTACAGGCTCAAGTAGCTGGGTTGACCAATACACTACGCTTCAAACATACGACTATTGTGAACCTTCCTAAGCCTGATAAACAATATGCTGCGTCGATCCGTGGTGCCCTTATCAGCGATGATGACACAGAGTTGTGTGGGTCTGACATGTCCTCACTTGAGGATAGAATTAAGCAACACTTCATCTTTCCTTATGACCCAGAGTACGTCAAGTCTATGATGGCTGACGACTTTGATCCACACCTTGACCTTGCTGTCTCTGCCTCAGCCATTACGATTGAGCAGATGCTTAGGTATAAGTCGGGTGAAGACAAGTCGATCTCATCCATCAGAAACATATACAAGTCTGGTAACTACTCCCTCCAGTACGGCACTGGTATCCCTAAGCTTGCCAAGACGGCAGGTATTAGTAGGGAACAAGCTGCACTGGTCTACAAGGCTTACTGGGAGAAGAACTGGGCAGTGAAGAAGGTTGCTAGCGTACAGACTGTGAAGACCGTCAACGACCAGATGTGGCTGTTTAATCCAGTATCCAAGCTGTGGTATTCACTCAGGTATGAGAAGGATATTTTCAGTACATTGGTACAGGGTACAGCCTCTTATGTCTTTGACCTATGGGTTGAATACATCCTTAAGGAACGTGAACAACTCACTGCACAGTTTCATGATGAAATCGTACTCACAGTAAAGAAAGGGTACTCCTCCTTCAATACAGAAACAAAGAAATGGGAAGGGCCAATCGTGGACTTCCTGAAGAACATGATTAAGAAGACAAACGATGAACTCAAGCTTAACCGAGAACTTGATATTGATGTTCAATTCGGAAGGGCATATGCGGAGATCCACTGATGGACATTGTGGTCAAATCAGTACTTAACTATATTCAAGGACTAGACGGACATCATCAAGCCATACTGGCAGGTGGTGCCGTTCGTGATGAGTCTCTCGGACTAGAACCGAAGGACTATGACTTATTCATTCCTACACAAACTACTAAAGAGATGACTGAACTTGTCCAATCGATAGCTCATGAGTTCTCTGTAAACCCAGTGCTCAAGACTGGTGACTACGACAGTGCAATGCGTAAGGTGTCTGCCAAGGGTCAGGTCATTACTCAGGTCTATGGTATGACTGTAGAGGGTAAAGACATTGATCTTATTGGTTGTCAAGAGCCTGACGATGAAGACTTTGCCAATGAGATAATTCGTAACTTCGACTATGGCATCAACATGACATATGACACTGGTTCATATGTTGAGGACAGCAACCAATACTATGCTGAAGATCGTGGTCATAGCTTTATGACATTGGTTAACATGCCTAGTATTGAGTATCTTCCGAAGGCAATGGAACGGTATAACAAGTTCAACAATAAATACCGTGAACGTTTCGGACATGACCTGAAGTTCAGGAGTGTTTGTCTACAGGTTGTCTCTGAAGAGAAGTTCAGGGTTGATGACAATAAGAAGCTATACTTCCAACCAAATCGTGCTGAACGAGTTGAACGATTTGAACGAGTTCCAGTTCCACCACCATCTGCTCGAGACCTTATCGGACCTGCACCTGATTTCCGAAGGGCGACTATCAATACTACCCGTCCTGATGGACTCACTGGTATCA